AGTTCATCCAGTTCCAATTTTCCGTTGCTGACATTATGAATATTATTATTTCTATTTTTATCTTTTATATTAATAGGGGACAATGGCACCGACAACTGAGAAGTACGGTCAATTATGGTATATAAAGGCGGATTCTCCTTTCCAGTCCCGGCTGTGAATGAAATCAGACCTCGCTGCTGGAGTCCGGCCCTGGCCTTTACAATATTCTGCTTTGTTGTCTGAAGATCGGCACTTATTCTTTCCGTATAGCCTGTAAACGGCATCTGCCATCTGGCGGAATTTGCCATATTAAGAAGATAGAAGTATAAGATTGTTTCTGTCTTGGAAAATGCCCTGTATCCGTTATCCCTCCAGAATAGACTGAACAATTCATACAGGTTCATAATACAGGCTATTTAAGTAGGTCTTTTTGGGTCACATAGGCGATTGCCTGCCGGTCCACTTCTTCCTGTGGTGCTATGCGTATCCTGCGGAGCCATTGATCAAGTTCGTCCTTGTCAAAGAAGCACAGTTTGCCGTTTGGTTTGTAGAAAGGAATCTCCTTTTTCATCATCAGTTTATGCAGATAAGACTTTTTCATCCCCAGATATTCGGCAGCTTCTACCGTTGTCAATAAATTGTTTGTCATATGATTCTATTTTATAATTATTATTTCCGTTTCGACAGCAAACAGGTTTTTGAATGCTTTTTCTTTCCTTTTGCTCTGTTGCAAAATTATGCCTATTCCCAAGTGGAACAATGTGTACGATTTGTGGTTGGGGACAAAAAACGAATAAAGCCATATCGTTGTTAATCAACAATATAGCTTTATTTAATTTATTAAAAGATGTATAGCTCTGTGGTCGCTCTGTAATTCTGTGTGGTCACTTCACAGATTTTGCTTTTTCGATGGCTTTTTCGATAGCCTTGACGAATTGGGCATTGGTTTCTCCTGTTCCGGAATTGAGTGCATCTCTATAATGGGATTTGTAGTATCCGGGACTGATTTTACACTGTTCCAGCATGTGTTGTATCCACTCCTTTGCTAAAGACTCATTCATTATCTCTTTACTGACGACATACAACAGGTAACAGACACGGCTGTTTTCACGATGACGGACAACAACAGGTCGTGAAACTTCTTTCAGGTTCATGAAATCTACGAAATCCGTACCTTTCATGTGTTCAAACTGGTTGCCGTTGCAGATCTTGTACAGGCTGCAACAGATGGTCAAATCTACTATATCAAATAGTTTGGCCGTTTCTTTCAAGTACAGTCCTGTCATATCTTACCTTCGGATTTCAGTTCTTCTATATCTTTGATAATGCTGTCTGCAATCCTTTTCATTCGGACAACCAGCATTTCAAGGTATATCATCTCAAAAAAATAAAGTTTGGCTGTTTTCTCACGTTCTGCGGTGTAAAAGCGGTATGTCTCATCACTCTTGGCTTTCTCTGCTTCATATCTTGCCTTTACCTCCTCGGATTCTTTTTCTATGGCCTTGTAATCGTCATCTTCAGGATTGAGATAGTCCATGCGGACACTCATTTGAGAATACCGTTTCCATAGTTGTGAAGCGGCATATGCAATAGAGTCATATTCCTTTTCAAGCGGCTTGATATGCCTGTCGCAGACTGGTTGCGGATTATAAGAGCCAAATATATCCTCGTGACTTTCATAAGTGGCAAGGAAGTCAGACGCAGCGGCAGACAAGGCTTTTGCCTGTTCCATGAGTATTGCCGGGCTGTCGTTTAACTCTTTTTCAGCTGAGTTGATTATACTGTTTATGTCTTTGTAGTCATGATAGAATCCGGAAAAAACCAGATTTTCCTCAAAGGTCAGTTCTGTATCTTTGATATATTTCAAAAGGAGCCTGTTTACTTCAAGCAACCTTTCAGTTATTTCAGCAATATACATCTTTATAGTGGGGTTATGTAATCAATACTAAAATTCCATGTCACTGAATGCATCGTCTATAAGACTGACTGCATCATCCTTTTTCTTGTTGATGATCTTCGCATATATTTGGGTTGTTTCCACCTTGGTATGCCCAAGCAGTTTGCTTACAGTGTATAAGTCAACTCCCAAAGTCAGCATCATCGTTCCGAAAGTATGCCTGCTGCAGTGGAACGTTATCGGCTTACTTATTCCGGCGGCTTCCATCCATGGAGTGATATACCTCTTTGTGCAGATCTCGCGCGGAAGTTTAGGGAAGATAAGACACTCATCACTCATGTTACCTTTTTCCGGGAGCCAGCCGATGGCTTTCTTGGATATGGGAAGATATATGGGTGTTCCTGTCTTCTGCATCAGCTTGTTCAGTCTCCACTGGTCACCGTCCTTAATGAGATCCTTCCATCTGAGCTGACGGATATCGCTATATCTCAAACCGCAATAGCAAGCGAACAGAAAAGCCTGTTTGATATGCTTATGGGGATTTTCCGTTTCTTCAACTTTTTTCAATTCATCTATTGTCAGGAATTCCCTTTTGCTTTCTGGTACCTTTATCTTGTCCTGGACGGAAAGCTTGTTTATGGGATTTTCTGATATGATGTCCTCACGGACTGCCGTGTTCAAGGCATTACGCAGACAGGACATATAACTGATTATCGTGAATGTCTGAACCTGTTTTCCGCTACGTGTGCGGTAGTCATTTTTCAGGAAGCTCATGAATCCGATGCAGTATTGCCTGTCAATTTTGTTGAGCGGAATGTTTATATTGTATTTTGTCAGCACATTTATGGTCTTGTGAATCAGCTTCTGGTCTTTGATACCCTTCTGTGCCTGCTTCTTCTTGAAAGTTTCCATCCAGTCGGCCAGTGTCTGCTTGGCTTTCAGTGAAGTATTCTTCAGACCGGCCTTGTTGTTGGTTATTTCAAGAATACGGGTCATCTTTATGGCGTTGGCAGCCTGTAGAGTGGCTTCGTTTTGAGCCTTTGCCATGGCTCCTTTCTCCGGTATCAGATACAGTTTCAGAAACTCATAGCTGCGCTTTCCGTCCACATAACAGTCCAGATAAAGTGACTGTACTCCGTTGGCCAGATTCTTTACACGGAGTCTGACGGGTTCCTTTGTGGATTTGATTGTTACTTTATTTGTCATATATATGGGGATTTATAGTTTGTTATCTATCAACCGGACTGCATCGTCTTTTTTCTGACTGATGATTTTTGCATACCGTTGTGTGTGTTTGATACTGGTGTGCCCCAAGAGTTTTGATACAGTATAAAGGTCAACACCAAGAGTAAGAAGCATGGTGGCATAGGTATGCCGGCTGGTGTGGTATGAAACATTCTTGTTCATGATTCCGGCTTCCTTTACCCATGGCTTCAGATACTTTGAGAGAGCATAGGGAGTCAGATCAGGAAACACATTGCTGTCAGCATTCCTTTCAATGTCCGGCAACCATTTCAATGCCTGTCCGGGCAGAGGAATATAAACGACATTTTCAGTTTTTTTCATTCTGGTAGCCACCTTCCATGTACCATTGTCACTGTAGATGTCTTTCCATTTGAGGGCTCTGACATCGCTCAGGCGCAGTCCACAATTACAGGAAAACAGGAATGCACGTTTTACAGTTTCATTTCCGCACTTTGCTCTGATAAGCTGCTTTACTTCATCGATTGTAAGATATTCCCTGATAACTTCGACTGGCTGTATCTTTTCAGACGACGATAAAAGGGAAAAGGGATTTGTAACAAGTATTCCTTCACGGACGGCCGTGTTAAGGGCTGTATTCAGTTCACAGAGTATATTGAATCCAGATTTGGGACTAAGACATTTCCCATCCGGCATTTTGTATTCAGTCTTAAGATAATTGGAAAAACCGATGCAGAAAGACTTGTCAA